CGCTATGCTCAGAACAGTTAGACTTTATGGAGAACTGGCAGAGTTTGTTGGACATAAAGAATTAGATGCAGTAATTAACTCTACTGGAGATGCTATGAGGTTTTTAGTTAGTAATTTTCCAGGACTAGAAGCACACATGGCAGATCGTCACTACCAAGTGCTAGTTGACGATTATGAAATAGGAGAAGAAGATATTCATAATCCAATAGGACAATCAGACATTAGTATTGTTCCTGTCATTACTGGTGCTGGTGGAGGAGCAGGAAAATTTCTTTTAGGTGCTGCATTGATTGGAACAACTTTTCTAACAGGTGGTGCGTTTATATCTTTAGCACCAGTAAAAGCTCTTACTTTTACCAGTGGTTTAGCTAAAGGTGCTTTTTATGTTGGAGCAGCTTTAACTCTTAGTGGAGTACAAGATATGTTATTTCCTTTACCGCAACCACAAGAATTTAACAATGAACAAGATCCTAGAATATCATTTAGTTTTTCTGGAGTGCAAAATACATCAAGAGCAGGAACTAGCCACCCAATAGTTTACGGAGAGATAGTTACTGGATCGGTTGTAATCTCAGCAGGAATTGACACTAATCAGGTATCAGCATGACGAATAAAATTATTAGAGGAGCAGGTGGTCCTCCTCCTCGTCCTCCACAACCTACTAGAGCACCAGATACATTAAATAGCAGACAGTTTGCATCAATACAGGATTTACTATCTGAAGGTGAAATAGAAGGTTTTGCCACCCCATCGAAGGCAGGATTAGCAAAAGGAACTACAGCTTATAACAACGCAGCGTTGAAAGATGTATTTTTAAATAATACTCCTGTTTTAAATGCCAATGCTAATAACGCAAGTCCACAGACAGCAGATTTTAATTTTCAGAACGTAGAATTTACACCTCGTTTTGGAACGTCAAGTCAACAACATATTCCAGGTATTGAAAGTAGTCAATCAACAACTGCTGTTGGAGTTACAGTTACAAATTCTTCTCCTGTCACTCGTCAGATAACTAATACTGCTGTTGATGCTGCAAAAGTTACGATTACATTTCCGCAGCTACAGAAAGCTACTGATGAAGGTGATTTATTAGGTTCTTCTGTCAATCTAAAAGTACAAGTTCAATATAATAACGGTGGTTTTACAGATGTAATAGATGACACGATTACAGGTAGGACTGCTGATGCGTACCAAAAAGAATACCGTGTCTCATTTACAGGTTCTTTTCCTGTTGATATCAGAGTTGTAAGAGTCACAGCAGATAGTACGGAATCAAATCTTGTTGATGCTTTTACATGGACTAGTATTAGTGAAATTGTTGATGATAAACAAAGATATTTAAATAGTGCATATACAAATTTAAGGATAGATTCTGAACAGTTTAGTTCTATACCAAAAAGAGCTTTTCGTATTCGTGGTGTAAAGGTAAGAATCCCAGGTGCAGGTGCTTCTAGTTCTGGAACTCCTACTGTTGATTTACAGACAGGAAGAGTTATCTATCCCAGTGGTTACATATTTAATGGAACAATGGGTGCTGCTCAATGGTGTTCTTGTCCTGCTTTAATATTGCTTGATCTTCTTACTACTGAAAGATATGGATTTGGAACGCATATCACAGACAGCAATTTAGATTTATTTAGTTTTATTGCTGCCAGTAAGTATGCTAATGAGTTAGTAGATGATGGTTTTGGAAGTCAGGAAGCTAGATTTAGTTGCAATGTAAATATACAAGGATCAACAGAAGCATTTACTTTGATAAATGAATTAGCAGGAGTGATGAGATGTTTTCCTATTTGGTCTGAGGGTTCTGTAACACTTTCACAAGATAGGCCTACCGACCCAAGTTATTTATTTAGCTTGGCAAATGTAGGAGAAGGCGGGTTTAGTTATTCAGGCAGTAGCTTAAAACAAAGGCATACAGTAATAAATGTTAGCTATTTCAATATGGATAGCAGAGAAATAGATTATGAAGTTGTAGAAGATACAACTGCACAAAATAAATTAGGAGTAATAAAGAAGGATGTAAAAGCTTTTGCCTGTACTTCTCGTGGTCAAGCTCAAAGATTAGGTAAAGCGATACTATTCAGTGAACAACAGGAAACCGAGGTAGTTAATTTTACAACATCAATAGATGCTGGAGCGATTGTAAGACCTGGATCTGTTATTTCTGTTAATGATCCTGTTAGAAGTGAGAAGCGAAGAAGTGGTCGTATAAAATCTGCTACAACCACTTCTATAACAGTAGATAACATAAAGGATCTTGATACTTTTACAGGTACAAATAAAAAATGCAGTGTAATATTACCAGATGGATCAGTAGAAACAAAAAATATACTCAGTGTTGTAAATGGAGTAATTAGTTTAGATTCTGCTTTATCTACAACACCTAATGAAAATAGCATTTGGCTTATACAAAGTTCAACTTTAGAAGCACAAACTTTTAGAGTTATCACTGTTGAAGAACAAGACGGTATTAACTTTGCAATAACAGCCCTTACTTATGTTGATGGTAAATACAACAATATTGAACAGGGAATAAGTTTACCTCCAAGAAATATTTCGCTTTTAAATGAACCCAAAAATCCTCCAACCAATGTTCAAGGACAAGAAAGAATTATTGTTGTAAATGCTTTGGCCGTACCAAAAATAATAGTATCTTGGGTTTCTGTTACAGGTGTCAGTCAATATCTTGTTCAATATAGGTTTAACAATACAAACTGGGTAAGTGAAATTGTTTTTAGGCCAGATTTTGAATTATTAAATACTGAAGCTGGTGCTTATGAGTTTAAAGTTTTTTCATATAATGCAGCATTACAATTATCTGCCACTTCAAGTGATGTGGTTGTTAATGCTAGAGGTAAAATAGACCCACCTGGTAATGTTCAAAATTTATCTTTAGAACCTATTACTAATAAATTAGTACGATTAAGGTGGAACAGATCTATTGATGCTGACGTCATACATGGTGGTCGTGTTTATGTAAGGCACAGTAATTTGACTGATGGTAGTGGAAATTTTCAAAATTCAGTTGATCTTGTAACTGCATTACCTGGAAATAGTACTGATGCTATAGTGCCAAGCTTAGACGGAGAGTATATTTTAAAATTTCAAGATGACCAGGGAAACTTCAGTACTGGAGAAACCAGTGTCATTCAAGACCTACCTGATCTTGTAGATACTCAGGTGATACTAGAAGATAGAGAGGATTTAGATACTCCTAAATTTCAAGGTAATAAGATAAATACTATTTTTAGCAGTGCAAATGATACGCCACCAGGAACAGATGCTTTGCAACTTACTGATCCGTCAGTTGTGAAAACAGGAACTTATGTACAGAATAATGGCAGCAATGCTAATGTCGCTGGTACGGTTATAACTATCACCAGTTCATCTCATGGTATAGCTGTAGGTGAATTGCTGAAATTCAATTTTACTGGTGGTCAAGCTGTAACTAGCGAATATACTGTTATTTCTGTTCCCAACGCAAATACTTTGACAATTACATCTACTAATAGTGTTGTGACGAATGGAAATGTATCTATAGATAGAGGTCTAAGAGGAATATATGAATTTAAGGACATATTAAATTTACAAGGAGTATTTTCTCTTGACTTAAAAAGAGTTATACGTTCTGTAGGTTTTAGTATAGGAGATGATATAGAAACTTTAATTCCAAATGATCCCCCAGAATTAGGTGGTCCTGCTGATGGAGGCTGGGATAACTACGCTACTGATGGAAACTTTGATGGAGCAGCAGCTAATGAAGCTAATTGCGAAATACAAGTTGCAACATCACAAACAGGGTCAGGTAGTTTTGGTCCTTTTAATAATTTTGCTAATGGTACATATAAAGGTCATAGATTTAAATTTAGATTACTCTTAATTTCTACAAGTACCACTCAAAACATGAATGTACAGGAAGCGGGATATTTTGCAGAGTTTCAATCTAGGACGGAACAGAATTATCAAACAGGAAGTGGCACTTCTACCGCACCACAACAATCGGGTACTTCAGCAAAAACTGTAACATTCGGAACTCCATTTTTTGTAGGTATAAGCACAACTATAGGAGGTTCAAATGCTTTCTTGCCGAGTGTTGGCATCACAATACAAAATGCTCAAGGCGGTGACTTTTTTACCGTAACAAATGTATCTGGGACGGGATTTACTATTACTATAAAAAATAAAGACACATCAGGTAATGAAACTTTTGTTAATAGGACATTTACATTTCAAGCTGTCGGTTATGGTAAAGGGGTGTAAAATAAAAGAAATTGCTAGTTAAATGAGTCAAGTAGGAGATTACGATATAGCTAATGCTTCGGGAGCTTCTGTAAGAAGTGACCTTAATTTAGTATTTGATGCAGTAAAGACTTGTAACTCAGGACCGAATGACCCTCCCAATCCAACAGATTTTATGTTGTATGGTGATTCAGGTGATAATAAATTAAAAATATATGATGGTTCGCAATTTAGACCCATAGGAGAAGTTAACAAAGATAATCTAGGTCTTTTACCAAGATCAGGTGGTACGTCTGTTCCTATGACAGGTCAACTAATAGGTGATGATGCTTCTGGTTCTGGCAGTCCAGCTTTTGCCTTTGATAATAATGCTGATACTGGAATGTTTAGATCAGGACCAAACGCTATAGGGTTTTCTACTGCTGGAACGTCAAGAGTTGTTATAAGTAATTCTGGTTTAGATATTACAAATGGATTGCCATTAAGATTGCAAGATTCTAGCGGTGCTCCTTTTGTTGGTTTAAAATCTCCAACCTCAGTAAGTAGTAACATTACTTTTAGCTTACCTGCATCAGATGGTAATGCTGGAGAGTTTTTACAAACTGATGGTTCTGGTAATTTAAGTTTTTCAGCAGCAGGAGGAGCACAGGGAGGTGTACCTTCTGGGGCTGTATTTTGTATGGCAGTAGCTATTGTTCCTTCTGGATATTTAGAATGTAATGGAGCAGCAGTTAGCAGAACTGGTTATGCAGCTTTGTTTGCTGTTATTGGTACGCAGTATGGAGCAGGTAATGGAAGCTCCACATTTAATTTACCTGATCTAAGGGGTGAATTTGTAAGAGGTTTTGATAATGGGCGAGGTATTGATAGCGGTAGAAGTATTAGTGCTACTCCTCAATCAGATCAAAATAAACAGCATAATCACACAGCTTCTTCAAGTGTTAATGATTCAGGTCACGTTCATGGAACAACTTTTGATAATAAAAAATACTTTCCAGGTGGAGGTTCAACAACAATTACCTATGGTGGTGCAGGTAGTTATCCAGCCGATACTTTTAGTATGAGCAGTGCAACAACAGGAGTAACAGTTGCGACCTCTATAGGCAATGATGGAGGAGGAGAAACTAGACCTCGCAACATAGCTATGATGTATGTAATAAAAACTTGATTATGTTAATTCGATTTGTGAGGCTCAAACAATGACCGCTAAAACTGCTGTTAAAAACTTTACGATCCAACGTAGAGCAGACTTTCCCATGCGTCTTATATTTAAAGATGCCAATGGTACTGCTGTTAACATTACTGGGTTTACGGTTGCAGCACAGGTTTGGAACGATGATCGCAGTACAAAATTTGCTGATTTTTCTGTTACCTATACCGATAGACCCAATGGAACAGTGGATTTAAAACTAAGTGATACTGATACTGCTAACTTTTCTGTCAATATACTTAGATATGATGTT